GTCATCGGGCATTATCTGAACATAAAACACTATCAATAAGTTGGAGTCATTACCGCTGTTCTGGAATACGGAATCGAAGACGATGAAATGGCTGAATTGACTAAGCGGCTTGCCGATTATTTGACAAAAGAAAAAGCCCCGAAGAACGGCGAATTCTTCGAGGCCTGATGTAGAAAGACTGGATCAATCCACAGGAGTCATTATGACAAAACGTCGTAAGAAATACCAGGAAAAAGAAGAGATTCGACACCCTGATTCACCTGAGGGATTAGTGGTAGCCGCAGCAAATAACAGGGCGTTCGCAGAGCGCCTTGTTGGTGTTTACAGACTAGCCAAAGCAGGAGTGAAACATGGGCGTCGTTAAGTTAGCTGATTACAGGCCTCAACTGGAGGTCGTGGAGCATCGCGTGGCAGAACTCGAAGATGGCTACACTCGGACTGCAAACACACTGTTAGAAGCCGCCATGCTTTCTGGGCTTACTCTACATCAGTTACTGATTGTTATGGCTGTGTGGCGCAAGACATACGGTTACAACAAAAAAATAGATTGGATCGGAAACGAACAGTTCGCTGAACTCACTGGCATGGCACCAACCAAATGTTCTACCGCCAAAAACGAGCTTATCAGAATGGGAGTTCTCATTCAGGTGGGGCGTCAAGTTGGTATGAATACAAACATTTCCGAGTGGAAAACGAAAGTTAACGGATTTGGTAAAACATTTACCAATTCGGTAAAACAAACCTTCACTAAATCGGTAAAAAGCAATTTACCGAATCAGTCAAACACAAAAGACAATATACAAAAGACAATAAATACAAATACCCCCTTACCCCCTAACGGGGGCGGCGATGGGCAGGTTAAACCTGAACGTCGAAAGGCAGAACGAATCGACTACGAATCCTTCCTGAACGCCTACAACATCGAAGTCGGTGACAGACTTCCACACGCTGTTGCGGTCAACGAGAAACGCAAACGCCGCCTGAAGAAAATCATCCCGCAACTGAAAACGCCAAACGTGGACGGTTTCAGAGCGTATGTCAGGGCGTTTGTGCATCAGGCCAAGCCGTTTTACTTCGGAGACAACGACACGGGATGGACGGCTGATTTTGATTACCTGCTGAGAGAAGACTCGTTAACGGGTGTACGGGAAGGGAAGTTTGCAGACAGGGGAATTGCATGAAACAGGATATCGAAGCGAGCGTTATCGGTGGCCTGCTGATTGGTGGATTAACTCCAACCGCCAGCGACGTTCTGGCAACGCTTGAGCCGGAAGCGTTTTCAATTCCGCTCTACCGGAAAGCCTTCGAGGTTATCCGCAAGCAGGCGAGAAACAGAAACCTAATCGACGCACTGATGGTTGCTGAGGAATGCGGAGAGGAGCATTTCACGTCAATCCTGATGACCAGCAAAAACTGCCCGAGCGCCGCAAACCTGAAGGGATATGCCGGAATGGTCGCGGATAACTATCACCGCCGTCTGGTGCTGGAAATCATGGATGAAATGCGTGAACCAATTCAGAGCGGAACCATCGACGCATCGAGTCAGGCGATGGATGAACTTGTAAAGCGTCTCTCAGCCATCAGAAAGCCCCGTGACGAGGTTAAACCGGTACGGTTAGGGGAAATCATCACTGACTACACTGACACGCTTGACAAGCGTCTGAGGAACGGAGAAGAGTCAGATACCCTGAAGACCGGAATCGAAGAACTTGACGCCATCACCGGAGGGATGAACGCGGAAGACCTGGTGATTATCGCTGCTCGTCCGGGTATGGGGAAAACCGAACTGGCGCTGAAGATTGCCGAAGGCGTTGCAAGCCGCGTTATTCCTGGTTCTGACGTCCGGCGCGGAGTATTGATTTTCTCAATGGAAATGAGCGCATTGCAGATTGCAGAGCGAAGCATTGCCAACGCCGGGAGGATGTCGGTTAGTGTGCTGCGAAATCCTGCAGCGATGGATGACGAAGGCTGGGCGCGCGTTGCTAACGGCATGAGTCAGCTTGCAGATTTGGATGTATGGGTAGTCGATGCCTCGCGGTTATCGGTCGAAGAAATACGCTCAATCGCAGAACGGCATAAACAGGAAAATCCAAACCTGTCACTCATCATGGCGGATTATCTTGGCCTGATTGAGAAGCCGAAAGCAGACCGCAACGACCTCGCAATTGCTCACATCTCCGGAAGCCTTAAGGCGATGGCGAAAGACCTGAAAACGCCTGTGATCTCCCTAAGTCAGCTTTCGCGCGATGTTGAGAAGCGACCAAACAAACGCCCGACAAACGCAGATTTGCGTGATTCAGGAAGCATTGAGCAGGACGCAGACTCAATCATCATGCTCTATCGGGAAGCGGTATATGACGAGAACAGTAGCGCCGCGCCATTTGCTGAAATCATCGTGACGAAAAACCGTTTTGGCTCACTTGGTACGGTTTACCAGCGGTTCTGTAACGGACACTTTGTTGCATGTGACCAGGATGAAGCCAGACAGATTTGCACAGCATCAAATGCACCCGCTGCACGTGGCAGACGATATGCACAAGGGGCTGACGTATGACCATCTACATCACTGAGCTAATAACAGGCCTGCTGGTAATCGCAGGCCTTTTTATTTGGGGAAGAGGGAAGTCATGAAAAAACTAACCTTTGAAATTCGATCTCCAGCACATCAGCAAAACGCTATTCACGCAGTACAGCAAATCCTTCCAGACCCAACCAAACCAATCGTAGTAACCATTCAGGAACGCAACCGCAGCTTAGACCAAAACAGGAAGCTATGGGCCTGCTTAGGTGACGTCTCTCGTCAGGTTGAATGGCATGGTCGCTGGCTGGATGCAGAAAGCTGGAAGTGTGTGTTTACCGCAGCATTAAAGCAGCAGGATGTTGTTCCTAACCTTGCCGGGAATGGCTTTGTGGTAATAGGCCAGTCAACCAGCAGGATGCGTGTAAGCGAATTTGCGGAGCTATTAGAGCTTATACAGGCATTCGGTACAGAGCGTGGCGTTAAGTGGTCAGACGAAGCGCGACTGGCTCTGGAGTGGAAAGCGCGATGGGGAGACAGGGCTGCATGATAAATGTCGTTAGTTTCTCCGGTGGCAGGACGTCAGCATATTTGCTCTGGCTAATGGAGCAAAAGCGACGGGCAGGTGAAGACGTGCATTACGTTTTCATGGATACAGGTTGTGAACATCCAATGACATATCGGTTTGTCAGGGAAGTTGTGAAGTTCTGGGATATACCGCTCACCGTATTGCAGGTTGATATCAACCCAGAGCTTGGGCAGCCAAATGGTTATACGGTATGGGAACCAAAGGATATTCAGACGCGACTGCCTGTTCTGAAGCCATTTATCGATATGGTAAAGAAATATGGCACTCCATACGTCGGCGGCGCGTTCTGCACTGACAGATTAAAACTCGTTCCCTTCACCAAATACTGTGATGACCATTTCGGGCGAGGGAATTACACCACGTGGATTGGCATCAGAGCTGATGAACCGAAGCGGCTAAAGCCAAAGCCTGGAATCAGATATCTTGCTGAACTGTCAGACTTTGAGAAGGAAGATATCCTCGCATGGTGGAAGCAACAACCATTCGATTTGCAAATACCGGAACATCTCGGTAACTGCATATTCTGCATTAAAAAATCAACGCAAAAAATCGGACTTGCCTGCAAAGATGAGGAGGGATTGCAGCGTGTTTTTAATGAGGTCATCACGGGATCGCATGTGCGTGACGGACATCGGGAAACGCCAAAGGAGATTATGTACCGAGGAAGAATGTCGCTGGACGGTATCGCGAAAATGTATTCAGAAAATGATTATCAAGCCCTGTATCAGGACATGGTACGAGCTAAAAGATTCGATACCGGCTCTTGTTCTGAGTCATGCGAAATATTTGGAGGGCAGCTTGATTTCGACTTCGGGAGGGAGGCTGCATGATGCGATGTTATCGGTGCGGTGAATGCAAAGAAGATAACCGCTTCCGACCAAACCAACCTTACTGGAATAGATGGTGTCTCCGGTGTGAAAGAACACCAACAGGGGTGTTACCACTACCGCAGGAAAAGGAGGACGTGTGGCGAGACAGCGACGAAGTATCACCGACATAATCTGTGAAAACTGCAAATACCTTCCAACGAAACGCTCCAGAAATAAACGCAAGCCAATCCCAAAAGAATCTGACGTAAAAACCTTCAATTACACGGCTCACCTGTGGGATATCCGGTGGCTAAGACATCGTGCGAGGAAATGACAATGCTTTTAATTCAACCTGGATTTGGCCTTAGCATCAAAAAAGGGCACATGTTTGGCGAGAAAGAGTCTCAACGAAAAATGGTGTCTATCCAGTTGCCATTTATCAGTATTTTATGGCTAAACAGGGAGGCAACAAATTATTGGTATACATGCGCCAGAGCAGCATTTAACGACCCTGACTGGTTTGTGGAAAACCACCACGCAGTTCGTCAGGCAAAGAGAAAGGCCAATACGACATACATGAAGGCGTATCAAAAAGCATGGAAAGAACACCGCGATCGATACCAACAAGACATGGAAAAACTTGAATCAGAAAACATGGAATTAAGACGAAAGCTTGGTGAAGCAAAACGAGACATTGATGCTTACAAGCGACTTTTTAATGGTGAAAGCCATGCTTAGCCCATCCCAATCCCTTCAATACCAGAAAGAAAGCGTCGAGCGGGCTTTAACGTGCGCTAACTGCGGTCAGAAGCTGCATGTGCTGGAAGTTCACGTGTGCTCCGATTGCTGCGCAGAACTGATGAGCGATCCGAATAGCTCAATGTACGAGGAAGAAGACGATGGCTAAAACAGCGCGAAGACGATGTAAAAACGATGAATGTCGGGAATGGTTTCACCCTGCATTCGCTAATCAGTGGTGGTGCTCTCCAGAGTGTGGAACCAAGATAGCACTCGAACGACGAAGTAAAGAACGCGAAAAAGCGGAAAAAGCAGCAGAGAAGAAACGACGACGAGAGGATCAGAAACAGAAAGATAAACTTAAGATTCGAAAACTCGCCTTAAAGCCCCGCAGTTACTGGATTAAACAAGCCCAACAAGCCGTAAACGCCTTCATCAGAGAAAGAGACCGCGACTTACCATGTATCTCGTGCGGAACGCTCACGTCTGCTCAGTGGGATGCCGGACATTACCGGACAACTGCTGCGGCACCTCAACTCCGATTTGATGAACGCAATATTCACAAGCAATGCGTGGTGTGCAACCAGCACAAAAGCGGAAATCTCGTTCCGTATCGCGTCGAACTGATTAATCGCATCGGGCAGGAAGCAGTAGACGAAATCGAATCAAACCATAACCGCCATCGCTGGACTATCGAAGAGTGCAAGGCGATCAAGGCAGAGTACCAACAGAAACTCAAAGACCTGCGAAATAGCAGAAGTGAGGCCGCATGACGTTCTCAGTAAAAACCATTCCAGACATGCTCGTTGAAGCATACGGAAACCAGACAGAAGTAGCACGCAGACTGAAATGTAGTCGCGGCACGGTCAGAAAATACGTTGATGATAAAGACGGGAAAATGCACGCCATCGTCAACGACGTTCTCATGGTTCATCGCGGATGGAGTGAAAGAGATGCGCTATTACGAAAGAATTGATGGCAGCAAATACCGAAATATTTGGGTAGTTGGCGATCTGCACGGATGCTACACGAACCTGATGAAAAAACTGGAGACGATAGGATTCGACACCAAAAAAGACCTGCTTATCTCGGTTGGCGATTTGGTCGATCGCGGTACAGAGAACGTCGAATGTCTGGAATTAATCACATTCCCCTGGTTCCGAGCTGTACGTGGAAACCATGAGCAAATGATGATTGATGGCTTATCAGAGCGCGGAAACGTCAATCACTGGATGCTTAATGGCGGTGGCTGGTTCTTTAATCTCGATTACGACAAAGAAATTCTGGCTAAAGCTCTTGCCCATAAAGCAGATGAACTTCCGTTAATCATCGAACTGGTGAGCAAAGATAAAAAATATGTCATCTGCCACGCCGATTATCCTTGTGACGAATACGAGTTTGGAAAGCCAGTTGATCATCAGCAGGTAATCTGGAACCGCGAACGAATCAGCAACTCACAAGACGGGATCGTGAAAGAAATCAAAGGCGCGGACACGTTCATCTTTGGTCATACGCCAGCAGTGAAACCACTTAAATTTGCCAACCAAATGTATATCGATACCGGAGCAGTGTTCTGCGGAAACCTCACATTGATTCAGGTACAGGGAGAAGGCGCATGGGCATAAGAGAACTAAACCTCACCAAAGAACAGCATGAGTGGCTGAATGGCTGGCTTGAACTGTGGGGCGCATGGGTTTATTCAGGTCGTCTGGAAAAGCGCATGAGCAGCGTAATAGCGAAGTTCATGGAGAGCGTAGAGCCGGGAAGAGTTATGACAAGGCCAATGTGCAATGATGATGATGGAATGTTGATTTCTCAGGTCGTCGATTCTGTCATGTGCATTGACAAGAAAGCCTTTGGCATCCTCCTCAGCTACTACGCTCATGGTTCATCTAAGCGAGCAATTGCATCCTACTATCACGCGACTGCAAAGCCACGCAAGATGTGTGGACGCGGTGGCGAGGGATGGAGAAAACCTTCACTGGCAACCTGTAGAAACGAAATTGACGATATCCTGAAAGCGTCATTATTTGTTTTGTACCAACCAATGCAAAATGTTTTCAAAATGCGTAAACGTGTTGAGAAAGTTAAGCATGTTGCTGTTAAAAGCCTTGACATGCAATTAGCCATTTAGCCATAATTAGAAGGTAAGCTGCCGTTAGTGACTCTTAAGTTGCAACGGTGGCTTTTTTTATTTGGGTCAGTCGTATAAAGGTCATTACGGAAGGCTGTTAACCTTCTTATCGTGGTTCGAGTCCACGCTGTCCCGCCAAACATGCTGGTTTAGCTCCAATGGTAGAGCGGTCGCCTTGTAAGCGAATGGGTAGCGGTTCAAGTCCGTTAACCAGCACCATAACTGAGCCGTAGCCACTGGCTATCCTGAATTCATCAGTGATAGTTACGCTGCGGCCTTCTACACATGATCTTCGTGAAAGCGGGTGGCAGGAGGTCGCGCTAACAACCTCCTGCCGTTTTGCCCGTGCATATCGGTCACGAACAAATCTGATTACTAAACACAGTAGCCTGGATTTGTTCTATCAGTAATCGACCTTATTCCTAATTAAATAGAGCAAATCCCCTTATTGGGGGTAAGACATGAAGATGCCAGAAAAACATGACCTGTTAGCCGCCATTCTCGCGGCAAAGGAACAAGGCATCGGGGCAATCCTTGCGTTTGCAATGGCGTACCTTCGCGGCAGATATAATGGCGGTGCGTTTACAAAAACAGTAATCGACGCAACGATGTGCGCCATTATCGCCTGGTTCATTCGTGACCTTCTCGACTTCGCCGGACTAAGTAGCAATCTCGCTTATATAACGAGCGTGTTTATCGGCTACATCGGTACTGACTCGATTGGTTCGCTTATCAAACGCTTCGCTGCTAAAAAAGCCGGAGTAGAAGATGGTGGAAATCAATAATCAACGTAAGGCGTTTCTCGATATGCTGGCGTGGTCAGAAGGAACTGATAACGGACGTCAGAAAACCAGAAATCATGGTTATGACGTCATTGTAGGCGGAGAGCTATTCACTGATTACTCCGATCACCCTCGCAAACTTGTCACGCTAAACCCCAAACTCAAATCAACAGCAGCCGGACGTTACCAGCTTCTTTCCCGTTGGTGGGATGCCTATCGTAAGCAGCTTGGCCTGAAAGACTTCTCTCCGAAAAGCCAGGACGCTGTGGCATTGCAGCAGATTAAAGAGCGTGGCGCTTTACCGATGATTGATCGCGGTGATATCCGTCAGGCAATCGACCGTTGCAGCAATATCTGGGCTTCACTGCCGGGTGCTGGTTATGGCCAGTTCGAGCATAAGGCTGACAGCCTGATTGCAAAATTCAAAGAGGCTGGCGGAGCGGTCAGAGAGATTGAGGTATGAGCAGAGTAACCGCGATTATCTCTGCTCTGGTTATCTGTATCATCGTCTGCCTGTCATGGGCTGTTAATCATTACCGTGATAACGCCATGACCTACAAAGAGCAGCGCGATAAAAAAGTCAGTGAGCTGAAGCAGGCGACTGCCACCATTACTGACATGCAGCAGCGCCAGCGTACTGCTGATGCACTTGATGCTAAATACACGAAGGAGTTAGCTGATGCGAAAGCTGAAAATGATGCTCTTCGGCGCAAGCTTGATAATGGTGGCAGGGTGCTCGTCAAAGGAAAATGCCCTGTGCCATCCTCAGCCGAAACCTCCGGCGCCTCCGGCATGGGCAATGATGCCACCGTCGAACTCTCTCCAGTTGCTGGACGAAACGTTCTCGGTGTCCGGGACGGAATTATCCGCGACCAAACAGCACTGAGAACGCTTCAGGAATACATCAGGACGCAATGCCTTCGATGATAGCGATAATTTTACTCATCATCCTTCACATCTGGCTCTGTAGACAGGGTGGTGATCACTTCTGGAGTGAATCCAGATTAAACATCTCATTGCTGATGCTTGATATTGAGCATCTTGCGCGCGGTAAGGGGCTGCGTTGAGATAAGAGCCAGTCATTACAAATACCAGGATTTAGCCTCGCATTCGCGGGGTTTTTATTCCCAACTCCATAGGTGATTTTATGACCCAGCATATTGGCGTAAAACTGATTAACGCCTTTCCGATGACGAGACAGGCATATAACGATTTTCGTGGCTGGCAGCTTCCTGCCGGAGAAAACGGCGAGGACGAAGGCTATCTGGTTGAATATCTGGATGGCGGAAAACCTAACACCGATCGCTTTGATGGCTACGTTAGCTGGAGTCCAAAAGAAGTATTCGAAAGGGCTTATCGTCCGGTATCAGGACTAAGTTTCGGCCTTGCCATGGAAGCGTTAAAACAGGGCAAAAGTTTGCAGCGGGCAGGATGGAATGGGAAAGACCAGTTTGTTTATCTCGTGAAAGGGGAAAAATTAGCGTCTGCGTTGGGTTATGGCTTTGGCGAATATGTTGGCGAGCCAACTTTCAATGACACGCTTGTATTGAAAAACTCACAGAACCGCCTTGCTACATGGGTTCCATCCATTGGCGACCTGATGGCTGAAGACTGGCAAATCATTTAACCATGTAGTCATTACAAAGCCCATCAACGGGTGGGCTTGATAATGAAACCGGAATTTATTCTAGGCAACCAGTTACGGCAGTACCGCGAAACAACCCAAGCCAGTAAGTGGAGAAATAACACTGGCAGCCACTGAAAGATGAACCTCCTGCCTTATGGCAAAAAAGATTCTTTGTGGTGGCGGACTGATGGAAAGACATCGGTTATTGCAGAGACCATTCAATGAGTGGTCTCGACAATGGCTTATACCCTACACGGGATAACTTAACTGATATCCCTTTTAACGGATAAACGGAGCCAACAATGGCAGAGATTATTCCCATGACTGAAGAACAGAAATTCCAGTTAGAGATTTACAAACTGGTCATGAACCAGAACGCAGCCGCAGAGGAAGCGTTTCAGTTCATTGGCACTGACGAGCTGAAGCTTGAGCTATTCAAAATTCACTTCCAGTCAGGTGGCGCTAATTCAGATATCACGACCCGCACAATCGAAGCGGTGCGTAAATCGAAGGAAGCGTTAGACCTGTTCACCACCGGAGCATGATGTGAGCCGCGTAATCAATTTTGGTAAGGAGAAGAAATTCCCAATTACTCAAGAGCTATACGAGCGGCTTGAAAGCGTTATTCATGATTATGATGGTGAAATCAGTTTATGCGAGGCGATTGGCACACTCGAATTGCTGAAGCAGTCACTGATTGAAAGCGCGAAAGAGTCCTCAGCCTGAAATAACGATTAAGTGAGATGAATATGGCGACTGAACCAAAAGCTGGTCGCCCCTCTGATTATATGCCGGAGGTGGCTGACGATATCTGCTCGTTGCTTTCTTCTGGCGAAAGTTTGCTGAAAGTATGTAAGCGTCCTGGTATGCCGGATAAGTCCACTGTTTTCCGCTGGTTGGCAAAGCATGAGGATTTTCGCGACAAGTACGCGAAGGCAACTGAGGCACGAGCTGATTCTATTTTCGAAGAGATATTCGAAATTGCTGACACTGCGATTCCAGATGCTGCTGAGGTGGCAAAGGCAAGACTTCGCGTTGATACCCGCAAATGGGCGCTGGCCCGAATGAATCCCCGTAAGTATGGCGACAAGGTAACTAACGAGCTTGTCGGTAAGGACGGCGGCGCAATTCAGATTGAAACATCACCGATGAGCACTCTGTTCGGAAAATGACCTCGATTAATCCTATCTTTGAACCGTTCATTGAGGCGCATCGCTACAAAGTCGCCAAAGGCGGTCGAGGTAGCGGTAAGTCATGGGCAATTGCGAGGCTGCTTGTTGAAGCGGCGCGTCGGCAGCCTGTGCGCATACTTTGCGCTCGTGAGCTGCAAAACAGTATCAGCGATTCGGTAATTCGGTTGCTTGAAGACACCATAGAGCGGGAAGGGTATTCGGCTGAGTTTGAAATTCAGCGTTCCATGATTCGTCATCTCGGAACGAATGCTGAATTCATGTTCTACGGCATCAAAAACAACCCGACGAAGATTAAATCGCTCGAAGGCATTGATATCTGCTGGGTGGAAGAAGCGGAAGCGGTAACGAAGGAATCATGGGATATCCTGATACCAACCATCCGCAAGCCGTTTTCAGAAATATGGGTGAGCTTTAACCCTAAGAACATCCTCGACGATACCTATCAGCGATTCGTCGTAAATCCTCCTGATGATATTTGCCTGCTGACAGTGAACTACACCGACAACCCGCACTTTCCTGAAGTTCTCCGTCTGGAGATGGAAGAGTGCAAACGCAGAAATCCGACACTATATCGTCACATCTGGCTTGGTGAGCCAGTAAGCGCAAGTGATATGGCAATCATCAAACGTGAATGGCTTGAAGCCGCAACCGATGCGCACAAGAAACTCGGATGGAAAGCGAAAGGCGCTGTTGTCTCTGCGCATGACCCATCAGATACAGGGCCAGATGCTAAAGGTTATGCATCGCGTCACGGTTCGGTAGTTAAGCGCATTGCCGAAGGTCTGCTGATGGACATCAATGAAGGTGCTGACTGGGCAACTTCGCTGGCTATTAAAGACGGCGCTGACCACTATTTGTGGGATGGTGATGGTGTTGGTGCGGGGCTGCGCAGACAGACAACGGAAGCATTCTCCGGTAAGAAAATCACCGCCACGATGTTCAAGGGCAGCGAATCGCCATTCGATGAAGATGCACCGTATCAGGCCGGAGCATGGGCTGATGAAGTCGTACAGGGCGACAACGTTCGCACTATTGGCGATGTGTTCCGCAATAAGCGAGCGCAATTCTATTACGCGCTGGCTGACAGGCTGTATCTGACATATCGGGCGGTTGTCCACGGTGAGTATGCAGACCCCGACGACATGCTGAGTTTCGACAAAGAAGCGATAGGCGAGAAGATGCTGGAGAAGCTGTTTGCAGAACTGACGCAGATTCAGCGCAAATTCAATAATAACGGGAAGCTGGAGCTTATGACTAAGGTCGAAATGAAGCAGAAGCTCGGTATTCCATCTCCTAACCTGGCTGATGCGCTGATGATGTGTATGCATTGCCCGGAGTCGGCTGCGCAACCCGACTATTCCAGTTACTCAATTCCTTGTGGTGTAGGTTGATATGGCAGAAAAAAAGATGACTGACTGGCATCGCAAGGTGCTGTGCAACTTTGATAATGCCTGGTCAGCAACGCAGGATATGCGTGAGCAGATTATTGAGGCTCAACGTTTCGTCCGGGTATCCGGCGCACAGTGGGAAGGCAGCACAAACGCTGGTTACTCATTTGATGAAGGCAGGTTTGAGCATTACCCGCGCTTTGAACTGAATAAGATTGCCCGTGAATGTGATCGCATCATTGGCGAGTATCGACAGAATCGCATCAGCGTTAAATTCAGGCCGAAGGATGACAAGGCATCGGAAGCGTTAGCCGAAAAAATGAACGGCAAATTCCGCGCTGACTATCAGGAAACATCCGGTGGCGAAGCGTGTGATAACGCATTTGATGATGCCGTAACGGGCGGATTCGGTTGTTTCCGCATGTGTGCCGATTATGAAGATGAAATGGATCCGAGTAACGAGCAACGCCGTATAAGCCTTCTCCCTGTTTACGACCCAGCGACATGCGTCTTCTTTGATCAGGACAGCAAGCAATATGACCGCTCTGATGCTATGTGGGCTATGGAAATGTTCTCCATGACGCCTAAAGCGTTCGAGGCTGAATACCCTGATTCCATCGCGGCAAGCCTTTCTCGAGATGACACTGGCACTCAATATGACTGGTCAACGCCAGATGCCATCTATGTTGGACGCTACTACGAAGTTCGCATAGAGAAGGTGAAGCTCACGGCGTGGCGCAACCCTGTTAGCGGAGAAACGGCAATCTATGATGAAGAGCAAATCAAAGATGTTGTTGACGAGCTGACCGATGGCGCATTCGAACTGATTGGTGAGCGGACAGTGAAGAAACGCCGAGTTTATTGCGGTCTTCTGTCTGGTGCTGAATGGCTGGAAGAGCCGAAGCGTATTCCGGGCGAACATATTCCTCTCATCCCGGTATATGGGCGTCGTTCATTTGTTGATAATCAGGAGCGAATAGAAGGCCACGCAGCAAAAGCGATGGATGCACAGCGTCTTGAGAACCTGATGGTTTCCATGATTGCAGATAACGCTACTCAGGCTGGCGGTGATGGCATTCCTGTAGTTGATGTTGACATGATTCCTGGTCCTCTCGCCACTCATTGGGCGGAGCGCAACAAAAAGCGCCCGGCGTTCCTGCCGATGGTCAGTCTGAAAAACAAAAACGGAGATATTACTGCGCAGGCTCAGGTCAGCAGTTATACACCTCCGACACAAATGCCTCCAGCTCTTGCCGGGCTATTGCAGTACACCGGAACGGCTATTCAGCAAATTACAGGTGCGTCGCAGCTTGAGAACATGCCGAGCAACGTCGCTACCGATACCGTTGATAGTATCTTTAACCGGATGGATACGCAGTCCTATATCTACATGGACAACATGGCTAAATCCATGCGTCGCGCTGGCGTTGTGTGGCTTTCTATGGCGCGTGAGGTCTATGGCAGTGATACGCCGATGCGTATCGTTAATGAGGACGGCAGCGATGACGTGGCGCTGATGACTGGTGAAGTTGTTGACCGTCAGACAGGGCAGGTTATCGCTCTTAACGACCTTTCGCAGGGTAACTATGAAGTGACTGTCGATGTTGGTCAGTCGTTCGCTACTCGCCGTGATGCAACGGTTAAGTCGTTACTTTCCATGCTGGCACTTATCCCACCAGGAACGCCGAAGCACGACCTTGTATCGTCGATGATTCTCGACAATATGGACGGCGAAGGGATGGACGACCTTAAAGAATACAACCGCAATCAGTTGCTTCTGTCTGGAGTTATCAAGCCGAGAACACCAGAAGAACAGCAGATGGTTGAGCAGGCGAAACAACAACAGGCCAGTCAGCCGGATCCGGCTATGGTTGCAGCGCAAGGTCAGCTTCTGGCTGGTCAGGCTGAATTGCAGAAAGCGCAGAACGAACAGGCAGCCATTCAGGTTAAAGCATTCCAGGCACAGACTGATGCTCAGGTTGCTGCGGCAAATGTTGTGAAAATCCTCGCATCTGCCGATAGCCAGCAGAAATCTGATATCCGCGAGGCTCTGAAACTGCTCGGACAGTTCCAGCAACAGCAAGGAGACAATGCCCGTGCTGATGCAGAGCTTGTCCTGAAGAGTCAGGCGCAGGGCCATGCGCAGAGCATGGACATCAACAGCATCCTGCAAAAATCAACTCAGCAACAACCACAGCAGTAATTAACCCATAACGTGCAATGGCTGTCTTTATGAGGCCTGGCACCCTATTGCCTTCCGATGGGCTGAACATCGAGTAAACAGGGGTAACAAATGGACCAGATGGCAGAAAACACACCAGAAGTTGAAATCGAAACCGACGCGTCAGAGCAGATTCCTGATGATGTCGAACTGTCTGAAGAAGTCGAAACGGAAGATGGCAGTGAGTACTCCGGCAATGATGCAGAGGAAGCTACTGAAACTGATGACGACGAATCAGAACAGGAATTCTACTTTGGTGACGAAAAGCTGGATTCGCCAACCAGCGAAGATAGCGCAGAGCATGGACTGGTAAAACACCTGCGCAAGACGATTAAAGAGAAAGATCGCGAGCTGAAAGAGCTGATGCGTCAGTCTCAGAAACCCGTCGAGCAGCAGCCGGTAATCACTCAACCACCGCGAATGCCAAAACTGGATGATGAGGACATCGGTTTCGATGAAGAAATCTATCAGCAACGCATGGCTAAGTGGGCAGAGGATAACGGAAAGTACCAGCAACAGGAGATGGCTCGCAAGCAGAAGGAGCAGGAGCTTCAGGCTGCTTATCAAGAGCGATTATCCAAATATCAGCAACGTGTTAAGGCTCTCAAGGTTCCTGGCTATCAGGAAGCAGAACAGGCCGTACTCGAGGAAATCCCCATCGAGACACAAAACGCGATCCTGTTTGAGTCAGAGAAGCCGGAAATCGTTGTTCTGGCACTCGGTCGCAACGCTGAACTGCGCAAGCAACTGGCAGAAGCTACCAACCCCGTAGCAATTGGTCGTCTGCTGGAACGTATCGAATCGAAGGCCAGAATCATGCCAAAAGCAAAAACCACGGCAGCCACAACCCCGAAAGTTAAGGGGAGCAACGGCGCAGTAATCAATAACCTCGACAAACTTCTCGAAAAAGCGCGCGAAACCGGTGATTACACCGAATACCGGGCGGCGAAGAACAAAGCTAAAAAATAATCCATCGGAGCTAAACACCTATGTCTAACCAGTTAACCAAAGACCTCGAAATCCTCTTTGAGAACGTCATTGATAGTTTTGAGGCGTCTAATGTCGTTTCCAGCGAGTGCAGTAAGTTCCGACCGGGCGACACTGAAATGCAGCGCGCTGGCGACGTTGTTTATCGCCCTCAGGGCTACCACCTGAAAACCGTGAGCGGACTTGATCTGACTTCGGCCACTGCAAACTCACTCGTTCAGCGTCAGGTGCCTGCTCGCTTCCGCGAGCCAGAGAACGTCATCTACGAACTGGACGCAAAAGAAATGCGCGATTCGTGGCACAAAGAGCAGGCTGGCAAGGCGGCGGGTCGCCAGTTGGCGGCGTGGGTTGATAACATGATCGTCGATGAGGTGGCCTCTCGCTCCACCAACGTGGTCACCATTAAATCGGCGTCCACCGGTAACACTCTCGGCGAAGAACTCTGGAACGCATCGGCTGAAGTTGATGCAATGATGCTGTCCATTGGTGTGCCTCAGGGTGGTCAGCGCAAGGCGTTCTACAACCCGTTCAACTACAAAGACCTGGCTAAGGAGCTTGGCTCTCGCGCATATGCGGTCGGTAAAACTCTGACAGCCTATGAGAAAGCTCAGATTCCACCTGTGGCATCCTTCGATAGTTTCCGCGTTGATTATGCTGGCGCAATGAAGGCTGGTTCAGCTACCGAAGTAACGCTCAACGGCGCAGTAGCACATAAAGTTACCGCGATGGATTCCAACGGCGCGCCTACCGATAACCGCCAGGGTGACATCACCGTATCCGTTGCTGACGTACTGGCTGTCGGCGATGCATTCACTATCGCAGGCGTTAACAGTGTCCACATGATCAAGAAGGTGGATACAGGTAAGCCGCAGGTATTCCGCGTCCTGGCAGTAAATGGCACTACCGTTACCATCAGCCCGAAAATTCTGCCACCAGACAACAAGGATAATGCGTCTATTCCTTACCAGAACGTTACCGCCAATCCGGCGGAAAACGCGGCGATCACCATCCTCAACAAGAAGGCTGCGGCTTCCAACATCTTCTTCGCTGAGGGTTCTGTTGAGCTGATGTATGGCAAGTTGGCATTCCCTACCGGCCAGGGTCCGCAGGTTATGACCGCAACGACCGAGCAGGGTGCGACCATCATCATGGCTTACCAGTTCGACGCTAAATCTGGCAAAACGTGGACTCGCTTCACCACGCTGGCTGGCGCAAGCGTACTGGTCCCGGAATTCACCGGCCTGGTACTGGCTAACCAGTAATCCAAGGGGCTTCGGCCCCTCTTTTTTTTTGGAGATCGAAATGTCTCAAATCATGCTTTATAAGCCGGGCTCGATGATCACCTGCGGGCCCCACTCGCTGGATTACATCATTGTTGATGACGAAGAAGTTAAATCTCACCTGAAAAAAGGCTGGGTAAAAACTCCTGAAGAAACCGCAACGAAGCAAAAAGTGGCTAAGGCGGAAGAAGATGGCGAAAACGAAGGGTGATCTCGTTCTAAAGGCTTTACGAAAAGCCGGGCTGTATTCCAATGCCACGTTGACGGATGCTGACCCTCAGGCAATTGAAGATGCCATTAATGACCTCGAAGACATGATGGCAGCATGGCGGGCGAAAGGTATCGAGCTTGGATATCAGTTTGCTGATACAGAAAACGGCATCATGCCGTTACCTGACGATGATTCAGGTATCCCCGCATGGGCAAATGATGGTGTCGCTTTGAAACTCGCTGTGCAGGTGTGCATGGATAACGTCATTCAGCCGTCAGACGCTCTCCTTACCGCTGCTGACAGTGCATATCAGACAATCTGCATCGCTTTAACCAAAATACCACCACTTGAGCGGCGAAATGACATGCCTCGCGGTAGTGGTAACAAAAGCGCGTTTACGTGGAATCGGTTTTACATCGAGAAAGATGATCCGAGTACGTGAGGTGAATAAATGCCGATTCAGCAACTTCCGCTTATGAAAGGTGTCGGCAAAGACTTCCGAAATGCCGACTATATCGACTATCTGCCAGTGAATATGTTGGCTACACCCAAAGAAATCCTGAACAGCAGCGGATATCTTCGCTCATTCCCGGGCATTGCAAAACGTTCTGATGTGAACGGTGTATCTCGCGGTGTCGAGTACAACATGGCGCAGAATGCTGTTTATCGTGTGTGTGGTGGCAAGCTGTACAAAGGCGAAAGTGAAGTCGGTGATGTTGCCGGAAGTGGTCGCGTATCAATGGCGCATGGTCGGACATCACAGGCGGTAGGCGTTAATGGTCAACTGGTCGAGTATCGCTATGATGGCACGGTTAAAACCGTCTCAAACTGGCCTACGGACAGCGGATTCACGCAGTATGAGTTAGGTTCTGTTCGCGACATTACTCGCTTACGTGGGCGTTATGCGTGGTCAAAAGATGGTACTGATTCATGGTTCATCACTGACCTTGAAGACGAATCACATCCTGACCGCTACAGTGCACAATATCGTGCCGAGTCTCAGCCGGACGGCATCATCGGAATCGGAACATGGCGAGACTTCATCGTCTGCTTTGGTTCATCGACGATTGAATATTTCTCCCTGACTGGTGCAACCACCGTTGGTGCCGCTTTGTATGTCGCCCAGCCATCGTTGATGGTGCAAAAAGGAATCGCCGGAACCTACTGCAAAACGCCGTTTGCTGATTCTTATGCGTTCATCAGCAATCCTGCAACAGGTGCGCCGTCTGTGTACATCATCGGATCCGGTCAGGTGTCACCAATCGCCAGCGCGAGCATTGAGAAAATCCTCCGCTCCTACACTGCTGATGAACTGGCTGATGGCGTGATGGAATCGCTGCGGTTTGATGCGCATGAGTTGCTGATTATCCACCTTCCGCGCCATGTTCTCGTGTACGACGCATCTTCAAGCGCCAATGGTCCGCAATGGTGTGTGCTGAAAACAGGCCTGTATGACCATGTGTACCGCGCTATCGACTTCATTTACGAAGGCAATCAGATAACGTGCGGCGATAAGCTGGAATCCGTGACCGGGAAATTGCAGTTCGATATCAGCAGCCAGTACGACAAGCAGCAGGAACACCTGCTGTTTACTCCGTTGTTCAAAGCGGATAACGCCAGAGTTTTCGACCTTGAAGTTGAATCTTCAACTGGAGTTGCGCAGTATGCTGACCGCCTTTTTCTCTCTGCAACCACTGACGGCATCAATTACGGGCGTGAGCAGATGATTGAGCAGAATGAACCGTTCGTTTATGACAAACGTGTTTTGTGGAAGCGAGTCGGGCGCATCAGGAAAAATGTCGGCTTCAAATTGCGCGTTATCACGAAGTCACCTGTCACTCTGTCTGGCGCTCAGATAAGGATTGAGTAATGGCGGATTCGAATCTCAATGTGCCGGTAATCATTCAGGCTACACAGCTCGACACATCAGTCCTTCCACGCAATATCTTCTCGCAGTCGTATCTGCTTTACGTTATCGCACAGGGCACTGATGTTGGTAACGTGGCTAACAAGGCCAACGAGGCCGGACAGGGCGCTTATGATGCACAGGTTAGGAACGATGAGCAGGATGTGATTCTCGCTGACCATGAGCAGCGAATCAGCCAGGCAGAATCAACTCTTCAGGAACATGAAACACGAATAGCTCAGAATGAAAGCGATATTGCGTCGCTTGATACCAGAGTTCAGTCGCTCGAATCGCAGGTTTCAGACCATGAAACGCGCATCGATGCTCTGGAGTATGCCACTACTCGCAAGAAGTCAGAGGTTGTTTACTCTGGCGTATCTGTAACCATCCCGACAGCGCCGACCAACCTTGTTAGCCTGCTGAAAACGCTCACGCCGTCATCCGGCACGTTGGCACCATTCTTCGACACCGTTAACAACAAGATGGTTGTGTTCAACGAGAACAAAACCTTGTTCTTCAAGCTGTCGATCGTCGGGACGTGGCCCAGCGGAACCGCCAACAGGTCAATGCAGCTAACCTTTTCCGGCTCTGTTCCTGACACACTGGTAAGCAGTCGCAACTCGGCGACAACAACCGACAACATCCTGTTAGCTACGTTCTTCAGCGTGGATAAAGACGGCTTTCTTGCCACAAATGGCAGTACGTTAACCATTCAGTCGAATGGTGCGGCGTTTACTGCCACAACCATCAAGATAATCGCGGAGCAGTGATGATTACATTCAAACCAACGCGAAACATCGACCTGATAGAAGCAGTCGGAAATCACCCTGACATTATCGCCGGGAGCAACAACGGTGATGGATACTACTACAAACCTGAATGCCGTTACTTTGAGGTGAACGTGCACGGTCAGTTTGGCGGCATTGTTTACTATCAGGAGATTCAGCCGCTGACATTCGATTGCCACGCCATGTACCTGCCAGAGATTCGCGGCTTCAGCAAGGAAATTGGGCTGGCGTTCTGGCGATACATTCTGACTAACACCACCGTTCAGTGCGTAACATCGTTCGCTGCACGCAAATTCCGACACGGTCAGATGTACTGCGCAATGATTGGCCTTAAGCGTGTAGGAACCATCAAGAAATACTTCAAAGGCGTGGATGACGTGACTTTTTACAGCGCCACACGCGAAGAACTAATCGACTTCCTGAATCACGGGAGATAGCCATGTTATATGCATTTAAGCTGGGCAGAAAACTGCGCGGCGAGGAACCTTATTGCCCTGAAAAAGGCGGGAAAGGTGGCAGTTCTGATAAAAGCGCAAAGTATGCAGCAGAAGCCCAGAAGTATGCAGCAGACCTGCAAAATCAGCAGTGGCAGACGATCATGAAAAACCTTGCTCCGTTCACGCCTCTTGCGGAGCAGTATGTTAACCAGCTTCAGAACCTTTCCAGTTTAGAAGGTCAGGGGCAGGCACTTAATCAGTATTACAACTCTCAGCAGTATAAAGACCTTGCAGGGCAGGCGCGTTACCAGAGTCTTGCTGCTGCGGAGGCGACGGGTGGACTTGGTTCGACAGCCACAAGCAATCAACTGGCTACGATCGCGCCGACACTCGGTCAGTCTTGGTTATCAAATCAGATGAGCAATTACAACAATCTGGCAAACGTTGGGCTTGGTGCGCTGCAAGGTCAGGCAAACGCCGGGCAGACGTACGCCAACAACATGAGCAGCATTGCACAGCAAAGCGCAGCTCTTGCCGCTGCTAATGCCAATAAACCATCAAGTCTTCAGACTGCAATTAGCGGTGGCACGTCTGGTGCGATTGCCGGTGCAGGTCTTGCCAGCCTTTTGGGAACATCAACGCCTTGGGGCGCTGGCATTGGTGCTGGTATCGGATTGCTTGGCTCGTTGTTTTAAGGGGTAATCATGGCTACTTGGCAAGGAACAAACGGCGGATTGTTGGCTGGTATCGGCGGCGTCAACTCAAACGCTCCGAGCGTAAATGACATCGGCAATACGCTTCAGCTTATCAGGCAGAACAATGATATTGAGCGTTCAGGCGCTAACAATGTTGGACTGACGGCCTTGCAAGGTCTTTCAGGTATTGCGGGTGTTTTTCAGCAGGAAAAGCAGGCTCAGCGGCAGAAAGAATTTCAGCAGGCATACGCTAATGCTTATGCGTCTGGTGATCGCGGTGCTTTGCGTCAGTTGGCTACTCAATATCCAGACCAGATTGAATCCGTTCGTAAAGGCATGGGATTCATTGATGAAGACCAGCGTAATTCTATCGGTACATTAGCGGCTGGCGCTCGTCTTGCGGCATCGTCTCCAGAAGCAATGCAATCATGGCTGCAAAATAACGCCAAGGAACTGACTCGCGTCGGTGTTGACCCTAATAACGTTGCTCAGATGTATCAGCAGAATCCTTCAGGATTTGGTGAGTTTGTTGATCACCTTGGAATGGCTGCTCTTGGTCCGATTGATTACTTCAATGTTCAGGACAAGATGGCTGGTCGTGAGATTGATCGCGGAAAACTTGCAGAGACAATCCGCAGCAATCAGGCTGGCGAGGTGCTAACAGCACGAGGTCAGAACATCACGATGCGCGGCCAGGATTTATCGATGCAGAGAGCATCAATGAAAGGGTCGGTTGGGAATAATGAGCGTACAGTTCAGTTAGCAGATGGCAGAACTGTAACGGTAGGCGGGAAGCTTCACGGCGCTGGGGCTAATGCGTTCTACGAAGGTATCGACAACGAGGGGAATATGGTTCGCGTTCCTGCCAGTTCAATCGCTGCTCCTGCAACATCGTCTGCATCAGCACAAAACTATGCCATGAAGAAGGATATCGACGCGATCGCAAATGCAGACGCTTCTGCTCTCGATTTCATGACAGGAATGACAGGCGGTGCAGGTAATCCAGCAATTGGTGCTGATGTTCGCAGCCGATTAACGGGAAAAGAGCAGCGCCAGTTATATAACTCAGCACAACGTATTCAGGGCAGAATGCAGAATCAGGGTGTGGCGGCAGCAAGGGACATGGGTGCCAGTGGTATTAACACCGTTGCAGAAGCGAAGATGTATTTTCAGGGGATGCCGCAGGTTGACTATTCAAGCCCGGAGGCTATGCAGCAGTCGATTCGTGAGATTCAGGAATACACCAACAATTACAACCAACAATATAACGTTAATGTTGGTAAATCTCAGCGGAAGCAATCTCAACCTGCACAGGTATCACAGCCAGCAGCCAGCAGTAACTTTTCTTCACTATGGGGTGATTAATGGCTAAAGCATGGAAAGATGTTATCGCCTCTCCACAGTATCAGGCGTTAGCACCAGAACAAAAAGCGCAGGCTCAGGAGCAATACTTCAATGAAGTCGTTGCCCCGCAAGCCGGAGAAAGTGTAGAGCAGGCTAAGCAGGCTTTTTATGCTGCCTATCCACTACCATCAACGAATGAAATAGACCGATCCCAATCAGCAACTCAAAATATTCAACATACATCATCTGATAATTCTCTTGCGTCAGGGTATGCAAAGTTAGCTACTCAGCAAAGAGAGGGGCTTGAGCGTTCAGCAGAACAGGGAGCCAGTCTTGGGGCTGCGATGCGCGATGCTATAACAGGCGAAAGCCGAATGACTCCAGAGATGGAGAGACTGCAAAATGTCACCTCTGCCCCAGAATTGAACTCACTAAGCATGGATGCCCTAAAGGCTGGATGGTCTCAACTTTTCGGCTCTGACGCGTCTCAGGAAAAGATTCTTCAGGGAATGGGGGCGACATTAAGGCAGGATGAGAAGGGGAATACTATCGTTTCTCTGCCATCAGGTGATTATGCCCTGAACAAGCCGGGTTTATCACCGCAAGACCTGACTTCGTTTCTTGCTAATGCGTTGGCGTTTACACCAGTGGGCAGGGCTGGAACGGTGCTTGGTGCCATAGGAAAATCAGCAGCTACAGATTTAGCACTACAGGGAGCCACCAGCCTTGCTGGTGGAGAAGATATTGATCCGTTACAAACGGTAATTTCTGCTGGCATTGGTGGTATTGGTAAGGGGCTGGAAAATACAGCGAGTGCGGTTTCGAGGGCTGTTCGTGGTGATATGTCGCCTGAAGCAAAGGCTGCTGTCGACTTTGCATCGGAAAGAAATCTGCCGTTAATGACCAGTGACATGCTGAAAGATAAAACCTTTATGCAGAGTCAGGCTCAGACATTAGGCGAAAGAGTTCCTTTTTTTGGAACCGGTAAGAATCGGCTGAATCAACAACAAGCACGAGAAAATTTAGTCAGAACATTTAGCGATGGTCTGGGTGGCATTTCTGATAAACAGCTTTATGAATCTGCGACTAAAGGGCAACAAAAATTCATTGAGGCAGCAGGAAAGCGATATAACCGCATAATTGACGCTATGGGGGATACCCCTGTCGATCTCTCAAACACGGTAAAAGCTATCGACAATCAGATTGCCGTGTTAAGCCGCCCGGGCAAATCTCAGGATAGAGCCGCGGTAAAAGTCTTGCAGCAATTTAAAGACGATATCACCAGCGGACCAAATGACCTGCGTCTGGCGAGGGAAAACAGAACCGATCTTCGAAAGCGATTTATGGCGTCATCTGACACTGTTGATAAAGATACGCTCCAGAAAGCCAGCGATATTATCTACAAGGCATATACGGCGGATATGAAAAAAGCCGTAGCCAAAAATCTTGGAGCAGACGAAGCCATTAATATGGCAAGGGTTGATCGCTCATGGTCTAAATTCAATGACATGATGGGAAGAACGCGCGTTCAAAAGGCAATAGCCAGCGGCAAGGCCACGCCTGAGGATGTAACAAAACTCGTTTTTAGCCAAAGCCCATCAGAACGTTCTCAGCTTTACAGGCTTCTGGATGACAATGGTAGGCAAAACGCACGAGCAGCCATAGTTCAGAATGCTGTAGATAAGGCGACTGATCCGTCTGGAAATATCAGTGTTGAGAAGTTTATTAATGCGTTACACCGGAACAGGAAGCAATCAGCAACTTTCTTTAAAGGCGTACATGGAAAGGAACTGGACGGCGTTATTAAATACCTCAACGATACAAGACACGCGGCAAAAGCGAACGTTCAAAACTTAAATGGTCAGCAGCTTTATGGATTGTTAGTTGGTGGTGGCATCATAAACGCAGCAGTATTAGCGGGGATGCTAAAAACGGCTGCGTTTGTTGTTCCTGCTGCTGGTGCCGTAGGCGGAGCAGCGAAGGCATACGAAAGCCCTGTTATACGAAATGCCTTGTTACGTCTGGCAAATACGCCAAAAGGTAGCACAGCATATGACAGAGCGATCAGTACGGTCACACAATCGCTCACCAGAGTCGCACAGGCATCACAAAAAGAAGCTCAATAACTGGTTAGCCATGGATGGCTAATTTTTGTTCTTTGCTCTCATCCATAGGTAAAGAAGGGAAAGAACAAGACAAAAAACAGAGAATAGATAACCTACCTCATATGGTGCGCCAAAAAAATTAGCTATTGATACGGGCAAAAAAGCTGACGCGATCAAAATTGAAAGGCAAAAAATAAGCCCAGTAATATAGTTTATTAAATTCTTAAATGAGAAACGTTTTGCTTGATTTACGGTCTTAACGAACGATCGCTTAACGACGGATAAAAGCAAATAGATGGCGACAGTTGCTAATGCCCCTTTCCACCAGTCTGGATATAGTTTTGCGACAATCAGACCAAGGAAAACCATGATGACAGCCTGAGCATTCACACCAACCCTCCCTTTAGCTTTGTTTAGAATGGCAATCATCATATATCCAAGACATGGCATTTGGTACATAGCTTGGGTCGGGATTTCAAATCCGATCCCCGTTGATGGGGCCGTTACAGTACGCGCATATCCGCTTTATGTGAAACAGGAAGATTTTTCTGATATCACTGCCACAGCAAAACACCAATTTCGAGACAAGTACGCGCGCGAGGGGTATCAGTTGCAAAAAATTTTGCAACTACGTCCGACCAGTATGCACACGATGGCGGGGGGATACCATAAAACTGTTCTCTACATGAGACAGAGTGGTGGTGATGTGTTGATTATCGGCGTATATGCGCACAGGACGCGCTATGACGATGTTTTATGCGGGTACACCAATCACATGTATCTGGTGTGATAAATCGCGTTACATGACCTCTCATGTTGTACTGGTGGTTATCACGACGTTCTGAATCTGGCCTTTGCCTGGTATTTTGCGACAAGTACGCGCGCGTAGCATCGAAATAATCGGATGGCGTATGCTGCTGGTAATATGAAGACCGATAGCATTAACCGTAAGGAGAAAGACTTCTCGATAACGGCAAGGGGGCTGAATTGCGAGGCGAGATTAAGCAACTGTCTTGAACGTAAAAATCATGGAGCAACATGATGGTACGATTCATTCCATTCTTCGTTCTTTCTGAGCATTGCGTTCAGGCTTAGTCAAAATTAGTGTTGCGAGCGGACCTATTAGTAATTGTTGGTGCGATGCGTCTGTTATGGATTGTTATGGTTGTGGCAGGCCTGATTAATATCCAGTATGACCACCAGCTATGAGAGGCCACCTCAGTGGTTCGCAGTTGCAGGTTTGCACTCAGGTTCGCAGGGTTTTGGCTACTTTCACGTGCGAACCTGCAGAATTGCAAAGGACAACTAAGTCCTCTGGCCAACTCCCGGTTTATGAGCGACACAGTCCGCCTGGCGCATCGTTTTCGTCGAGTGCGCCCATCAGCTTGTCCATGGACTATCCACCACTCGATATTAAAGCTAATCATTGGTTGCCAGCCCGCGAATCAAGTTTGTTCTGGATCCAAGCTTCAACCTCCTCAAGCGACCATCTAGCTGATCTACCAATTTTAACTGGCTGTGGAAACGTGCCCGTCTTAACCCATGAGTAGATTGCCGTTTTCTTGAAGCCCGTTCTGAGCATGACTTCGCTTAATTTGATAAGGCGCATAGAGGCTCCTCTGCTTTAG